CGTATTCACGGCGCGGGAGGCATGGATGCTTCTGGGCGCGCTATCCGTCGCTGGGTGCTGTGGCCTGCGTATGTGCAGGGCAATGCTTCGGTCGATGACCGCTTCCGACCTGCGCCGGGAGGCGGCTACCTCAATGATTCAACAGGCGAGCTTCTCCTCGCTGAGTACGCACCAACGGGCGGCGGTTTTCAGAGCTTTATCCGAGTCCGGACTACCCCACGGCGTATCGATGCGTCAGGCCCGTTTAGCTGGTGCCCGGGACCTGGAACGACTGTGCATTAAGAGAGTCGCGCAATGACTGATATTCAATTCAACGACATTTTCAGCGCAATTAATTCGATTGGCGTTTGCGTATTGTTCGCCCTCGGATTCATCGGAGGTCAGCAACCATGATTGCTCGTGTCATTGCCTGGGCAATTGTCCTGGGCGTCATCTTCGGTGCTTACACGCTGGTCAGCCGCTGGAAGAACCCGTTTTCGAGTGGCGGTCTTTCGCCGGTCACGCAGATGCTGCCGCCCATGCCCAAGTGCGGGGAGAAATGCACATGACCGCCATCGTGGGTTATTGCCTCGCGGCCTGGGCCACGGGCTATGTGCTCGGCTTCAAGCTTCGTCAGATCAGGTCCGCATTGCAGGCCGCATAAAGAATTGCCAATTCGGCAACCCGCTGACAGTCGGTCCACTGTCGTGTCTTTCTCAGGAGTGTTTTTCATGAACAAGCAATTCGCAAAGATCGCCGTCGCCGGTTCGACCCTCGCAGCCGCAGGCGGTGCCTTCGCCCAGGCCGCAGCGGGTTCGGCAGAAGCGGCCCTCGGCACGCTGACCGGCTCGACGGCCGCCTACGGTCCCATCATGTACGGTCTGGCCATCGCTGCCGTGGGCATCATGGTCGGCGTGAAGTGGATCAAGCGCGCCCGCGGTGCAGCCTGATCCTTTCGGGTCGTTGCATCTGGCCATCCTCACGGGTGGCTTTTTGCAACCGTCTGAAAGGCTCACATGCTCGACCGCCTCGCCCTCGCTCTTATCGCACTCGGTCTAGTCGGCTGTGCGTTGCAGACCCACTATCACGACGATCCTTTCCGCACACGCATTCGCGCCTGTGCCAGTGTCATTGACGGCTGCAAGGTGTCGGCATGGTGAGACTGTTGCGCCTCCTGTGTCTATTCGGCGCATTCATTGGATGCGCGGTGTCTGCTGCAGATCGTCTCGAATACACCGTCCCCGCATTTGCGTCCATCGGCTGGCACTCAACGCCTGCGCTTGCCTGTTCTGCGGCAGGTGCAGCCAATGGCGCGAGAAATCCTGATTTCAAGATGGTCAGCGCGACCGTGACAGCCGATTACAGGTGTGAGATTCGCGGAAATAATCCAGGCTATCAAGTGGGTAGTGACGTGTACGACATCAGGACAAGGCCTGCGGAAACGTCTTGTGAACTCAATGCTGAGCCTGATCCGCAAGGCGGCTGCAAATGCAAGGCGGGCTTTATCAATCGAGAGGGCGTTGGCTGCGTTGCAGATCAATGCAAGGCCAATAGCGGTAAGGTCGGTGTTGTCAATTGGACGGAGGGCTACACGGCAACGCCCAATGAAGGCGACCGCGCCGCCATCGGTGGCTACAACAAGCCGCCGAGCGATGGCAACATTTGCGAGAACGGTTGCATGGTGTCGGCGCAGACGTCCGGGGCCGGTGTGACGTTCTTCGTCTCTCAGCAGCCGACTGCCAATGGCCTTTATCGCCGCAGCGCCGATTTCCCGACCGTGGCCCTTGGCACGCCCTGCACGGCCAGCGAAAAGGCTGCCAACAGTCCGCAGGCACCGGAGCCGAAGTGCGAAGGGACAGTCGGTCAGGTCAACAATAAGACCGTCTGTGTCAGCACGCCAGCCGCGCCCGTCACAACGACGCCCATGCCGGCACCCAGTACCACGCCGATCGCTGGAAACCCGGCTGCAGGAGCCGCGCCGACGAGTGGTGAGGGGTCGGGTACTGGAAGCACGGGTCGCACGCCTGACGCCGGCACCGGGGGCAACGCGGGTGGCAGTGCATCGGCCGGCGTCGGAGGGAAGGGCGGCACTGCCGGTGGTACGGCTGCAGGAACTGGCACGGTCAAGTCCCCGGGTGCCGGTGAAGAACAGGCCGCATGCGGCGCACCTGGGCAACCCGTGTGCGATGTGAAGGTGAAAGAGGACGGCGTCGAAAAGCTCAAGGCCGCGGACTCCTTCAAGGATGCCGACGAGGAGTTGGACAAGGGCAAGCAAACCGCCAAAGAGAACCGCGACAAGATCGCCGGCACCGACGACAAAGGCTTCTTCGAGAATTTCCGTTCGCTTTGGATCACACCGCCGCTCGCAGCTTGTGAGCCCTTCGTGCTGCCCGAGTCGGTCGGTAGTCGGACCATCGACCCGTGCGAGGTCGTCGATGGCGTGCGCTCAGCCATGGGCTACATGTGGGCCCTCGGCGGATTGATTCTGTGCTTCGGCATGATTAAGAGGACCATTTGATATGCCTTTACTCGCGTCATTCATTGGCACATTGGCGGGCGGCCTCGCGTCGTTCTTTGCGCGCTTCGTCGGTTTTGGACTGGCGCTCAAGCTCGCGTCCTATACGACCTGGATTACGGTGTTCGGCACCTTCCTGGCCAGCGTCATTGTCTGCTGCACGTCGCTGTTCAACATGCTTTCGGGCGTCGGTGGTGGCGGTGGTGGCGGCTGGGTGTCCAAGTTCTTCATGGCACTCGGCATGTTCATTCCGGGTAATGCAACGGCCGTCATTAGTTGCATTGCCTCGGTCTGGATCGCAACGTCCATCTTCAAGATTCAACGCATCGGCATTGAGAATTTCTCCAAATGACTGACTACGCGCTCTGTGGGAAGAAGGGGACCGGCAAGTCTAAGAATGGCATTCGCCTCGTGCGCGATCGCTATTTCAAGCGCAAGCGCCGCGTAGCAACCAATCTCGACGTGTTCCTCGAACCCATGTGCGGCGTCATGTCGAAACAGACCTATGTGCGGATTCCCGATAAGCCGACTTCTTTTGATCTATTGGCCGCCGGTCATGGTAATCCTGACAGTTACGAGGAAGACAATAACGGGATGCTGCTGCTCGATGAGATTGGGACGTGGCTCAATGCGCGGGCTTTCGCGGACAAGGATCGCGCCGCAGTCCTGGACTTCTTCGCGCATGCCAGAAAGCACGGATGGGACACCTATTACGTAATGCAGGGCATTGCCCAAGTGGACAAGCAATTGCGCGAATCCTTCATCGAGCAGACCGTGAGGCATACCCGATTTGACAAGGTCCGCATTCCGTTTATTGGCTCGCTTCTGTCGCTGTTGTTCGGCGATAAAGCGGGCTATCTGCCGCGCTTTCACCTCGCGGTTTCGCGCATCGGCTTCAACCCGCAGGACATGGTGGCGGATCGCGCGTCCTTCATCGGCAAGGACCTGGAGAAGTGCTACGACACGCGCCAGGTCTTCCAGTTGGATTACCCGCACGGCACGCACTCTGTTCTCTCGCCGTGGCACGTCAAGGGCCGCTACCTGGAGGAGGTCAAAAAGCCGTCCTTCTTCGCCCGGCTGATAGGCACCAGGCCAAAGCCCGTTAAGCCGGCACCGAAGCCGCGCTCGCCTGTGCTCGATCTGGTCGCCCAGCTACCCCCTCATGAGGCTCTCGCCATGACACGTCGCCTCATCGCCCTCGGCAAGCTGTAGACCTCTTGAGTAGAGGCATAGAGGGCAGGTCCGTCGGGATGCGTCAGCGTCCCAAAGGGCCTGCCCGCCGTGCCTCGTTTCGTCCTGGCCAGCCCGTTCTCACTTCATTGCTAAACGGTCTTCACGGGACCCGCTTGCGGGTGGTGGCGGGTCGGTCTGAGACGGTTCCCGGTCCATCGGATCAGCTTCCTCAAGCGTGCGAAAAGTCCGAATTTCGGCAATACAAGAGGACTTTTGTTAACGCCTGTTTCACTTTTTGGGGTAGACACCTGCCCTGATATCGCGCTGTCGCTGTAGGAAAAAAGCGACATCGCCGCCACGCCAGTCACTAGCGCTTTTCCCAAAATCTCCCGCAGCACACCCTCCCGTCGGGTTCCCTTGCTGCGCTCGAGCACTGCGTCTGCCATCGCTTCCAGTGGGTTCTCTCCCGCTATATCGGCAAGCTCGATAGCTGTCTCCGGTGTGACTGTTCGTCCTCGGTGCCGCATATCGCTGATGACGCTCTGAGAGACGCCCATTCTGCGGGCTAGTTTCGCGTCACCCCCGCATACTTCGGACGCTTTGTCAATTAGGGTTAAAAGATTTGGCATTACGCAACCTTGTGTAATACGCTCCTGGTCCTACGCAACGTTGCGTAGTTTCCAAAACAGGAGCCACCCTGATGATCGCAGTTCGCATCACGTCCACCAATGTCCGTCGCATGACGGGCAACGCCAAGGTAGGGGGCAAGCCCTACGACCTGTCTTTCCAAGAAGGCTGGTTTTTCCTCACCGACAAGGACGGCAAGGCCGATCCGTACCCCACCAAAGTCGAGTTCATCCTTCCGAAGGACAAAGACGGCGCCGCGCTGTTCTACCCGGAGGGCGACTACCAGTTGCACCCTTCCAGCATCTACGTTGATCGCGGCGGCAACGTTGCGGTGGCTCCGCGTCTCGTCGCGATCCAGCGTGCTCCCAAAGCTGCTGCGTAAGGGTGCACCATGCTCTCGCATGAGGCCATGCAAGCGGCACAGTACGCCTTGCTCAAAGGGGCGATCCTCTCGCTTCTGCAGGACGCCAGCGATGACGGCCTGGACGGTATCGCGGTCAGCGCGACCGCCAGCGATGGCCAGACCAGCATCGACCTGACCTTCCTGGCCAACGGCCTGCCTGTCTCGGGGCACTCGCTGTGACCCGTGCCGTCGTCCTCTGCCGGGCGTTCTGGCTCCAACTGCCGCTCCCGCTGTGAGCGCCCAAGCCTCCACCTACGTCGGCGTGCATCAGGCCCGCATTGACGCCGCACGCGCCGCCAGCATGGAGGCGCTGCGCTCGTTCTCGGCCCGCACCACGGCTGCGCGTCAGGTGGCGCAGGAAGGCCGCGCAGCGGCCGGGCTTGTCTCAGTATCAACAACTTGCAGAGGCAAGTCGACGCCTCTGGCCTGGGCCGAGAACGTCGTCACCATCGACCCGGCTGCAGCCCGCGTCACCCGCCTACGCAAAGGCCTCGGCATCGCGGCTAAGCAGCTGCATAACCAGGGCGACCGCAACCAGCAGATCTGGATGCAGACGCTGACCTACGCCGGCGATAACCGCGCCTGGAGGCCCGAGCACATCAGCCGCTACCTCGACGCGCTGCGCAAGTGGCACTACGCCGTCACGGGCTCGAAGACCGTCCGCTACGCCTGGGTCGCCGAGTTGCAGAAGCGCGGCGTCATCCACTACCACGTGATCGTCTGGCTCGCCGGTGGCCTCACGCCGCCCAAGGGCGACAGGCCCTGGCGCACCACGGACCGCCAGGGCCTCGCGGTCTGGCATCCGCCGATGTGGCCGCACGGCATGAGCCGCCGCGACAAGTCCACCGCGCCGGTGGCCTACCTCATGAAATACGCCTCCAAGGTGGAGAGCAAGAACGTAGGGAGCTTCCCCCATGG